TGTTGTTAGAAAACAAAATAATAGAAAAGAAAATATATTTCTCATTATTGTTACTGATTATTGATTGTTGTTTTAAAAGAACTTGCGGATGCTGCCTAAAACGGCAAATACTCGCCGAATCATCTCGACTGGAATCTCCTGCTCGCAGAATTCTGGAGACTTGTTTGCCGGGATAAGACGTACAAATCCTTTTTGAGCACCCGGACGAATGCGTTTTACCGTACGGTAATCATCTGTAATTATACCATATATTTCTCCAGCAGGAAGGTATTCTATGGGAGATCTAACCTCTTTTAGTGCTATTACGTCTCCATTGCTTATTTCTGGCTCCATGGAATGTCCGGTAAGGTTACACCACATTACTCCCGGTTTGTTGTATGGAGGATAGTTTATATAATAGTCCGGCAGTTGCGTCTGGTCATTGGAAACAAACTCAAAACCACCTATGAAATCTACATTATAATAAGGAGCACCTTTATATTCTTGGTTGATACTGGGGAGTGGCTCTGGAGTTGGCGGAACATCAGTGCGGAGCATAGACCCTTCACCTGTGAGGAGCCAATCCGGAGATAAACCTATACATTTTGTATATATTAATTCGGAGTCAAACGTATTACGAGCTCCCCAAGCGCTAATAGTTTGTGCTGAAACCCCTAATAGTAGAGCAAATTTAGCCTTATTACCACTTGTATAATGGGTAATCATAGCATCTAACATACCTTTTTTATCCATATCAATATCTTAAAATCTACAAATTGTATATTTTTCTACAAAAACATTTGGTGTATGTCTACAAAATGTATAGCTTTGCATCGTTATCCAAATGGAAAACGCTCCAAATATACAGAATTAACTTTATAAACAGAAATACAATGGCAGAAAAGGAAAGATTCATCAAGGCAGACGCTTCACAACAAGAAGCCATTGCCAAACAGTTTTTTACTACTACGCGTACTGTGCGTTCGGCACTGAATTTTGAGACGAACTCACCATTTGCGAAAACTCTTCGTGCTTATGCACTGAATCATGGATGTAAAATGTATGAAGTTACATTGATAGATAATCCGTATGAAAAAGTAATAACCTTATAAGTGATATAGGATATGAAAACTTTAAGAAAAATCCAACAAATTGCTATTGTCGTAGGTCTGATTTACGGCTTCTGGCTGGGTTGCAATGTGGATGCAACAGAGAGAGACAATACAAGTGCCTTTATCATGGTGGCATTGGCTGCAGTAATCGGTATTTCAATGAGTATCCCCAGTAAAGAGCAGGAAAAGAGCCTGTAAGAGGTGGCTATCACCCCGGTTCGATGCCGGGGCCTGCACTATGTTGAAAAGTATAAAGTTTCTGATTATGGAAATGTACGGTAAAATAAGGTGTGTCACTTTTCCTGAACTGGTTTCGCAAGGAAGAATATTGAGTAAACCAAACTACGATAAAAAAGTACGTGAAGGCAAACTCCGAGTTGTACGTCCCGGAAAAGGAGCCGGTTCCTACGCCCTTATAGACTACACCAGTCTTCCCGCCCTTATTCGTGAGGCATACGACAGACTTTATCCCAATGCTTTGGAAGAAATGAAAGAACAACTAATGAGCAATATCATCCGTAGTGACAGTAAGGCTGTAGAGTTTTATAAGACCTACCGGCCCGCCATCTCACTGGATCGTCAGGCAGAATATGTACTGAATGCCGAGGTGATGAATGAACTGATCCGCGTGGAGAAAGAGACTGGAGCCTTGCATAGCAAGTGCGGTTACAGCCGTAAATCTATCGTGTGGGAAACGGTGCAAGGTACATGTGAAAAGCTGCGCGAACGATATGGGCATACACTGCCCGCAACCCGTCTCCGCGAGAAATTCAACGCTTACAAGAAGGCCGGATATATCGCCCTTGTAAACAAGAATACGGGCAACCAGGCGGCACGTGTCGTAGTTCCCGAAGTGGCCCGTCTGTTGCTGAAACTTCGCCGAAGCATTGTTCCCCGCTATACCGAGGCGCAGATCTTCGATGAGTATAACCGTCAGGCAGTAGAACACGGGTTGAATATCATCAAATCACCTACTACCATAAAGAACTATCTTAATGATCCGGCTGTAATGCCGATGTGGTATGCGGCCGTATACGGCATGCAGAAGTGTAAAGCCAAGTATGCCAGTCTGATGAAGACCAGCCTCCCGCAGATGCGTGATGCATTATGGTATGGCGATGGTACCAAACTAAATCTCTACTACAAAAATGAACAAGGAAAGATGTGTACCACCAGCGTATATGAAGTGATGGATGCTTACAGTGAGACTTTGCTTGGGTATGACATATCCCCGAATGAGAATTTTGACAGCCAGTACCGGGCTTACCGTATGGCCGTTGAAGTCTCCGGCAGCCGTCCTTATGAGATTGTGACTGATAACCAGGGCGGACATAAGAAAGGTGATGCAGCAGGTTTCTTCCAACGTCTTACGATACTTCATCGCCCCACGATGCCCTATAACGGACAATCCAAAACGATCGAAAATGCTTTCTACCGTTTTCAGGCGCAGGTTCTTCATGCCATTTGGCATTTCACAGGACAGAATGTGAATACCAAAAAACTGAATAGTAAGCCCAACCTGGAATTCATAGAGGAGAATGCCTATGCGCTTCCCACACTCGAGGAGCTGAAGGCTATTTACAAGGAATGCCGTAACCGATGGAACAATGAGGAAAAGCACTTCGCCACCGGTATTCCTCACATGGAGATGTATCGTATGAGCGAGAACCCCGAGGCTGTGCCTGTTAATGAAATCGACATGATGAGGATGTTCTGGCTGTGTCATCCCAAAGCTGTAACGTACACCAATTATGGCCTGCGGTTTGAGATTGACAAACAGCAATACCACTATGATGTATATGCAGCCGACGGTCTGCGCGATGAAGCCTGGGCGCTCCGCAATACCGGACGTGAATTCACTGTAATGTATGATCCCATGGACATGACCCGCGTGGAATTGTGGCGTAATACCGCCACCGGTGCCAAGTATAGTGCCACTGCCACTCCAAAAGTTTCTGTCAGTCGGGCCACCCAGGAACGTACTCCTGAGGAAAGCGGCTTCATGCGGCGTACCATTGAGCGCAACAAGGAGACCATGGCCGCCATCCAACTGGAAGGCGAACGGTTTGACCTTGACGAGCGTATTGCAGCCGAACTTTTCGGCCTTTCCACCCCGAAACCTAAAAATCTCAGCAGGAAGAAAATGGACGAATGTCGTGAAAGGTATGATCATGGTAAACTTTCCGTTCCTCTCTCCCTACCGGAGAAACGCAAACAGGAGGAAACCGAAATCTATAATGAAGCCGATTATTCCACTGTAGGGGAATACACCAAGGCACTTTCCAATATGACACTGGATGAGCTGGCATTGGACAGGTTTTAAACAATAATCAATAATCAATTAAATACTATTCAAACTATGAAAGGATTAACCAGACAAGACAAAGACAATATCCGCGATGCACTGATGGGCTACTGTGAGAATTTTCCCAGCCGTAACCGCGCCAGCGAGAGCCTGCAGGGAGTCAGCGCGGCTGTGGTAAGCCAGATTTTAAACACCAAGTATGAAAGTATTTCCGATGATATGTTCAGCCGCATAGCCGCACAGATCGGTTTCAGCTTCGAGCACTGGACTATCTGTGAGAGCGACAATTACCGCCTTGCCACTTATGTACTGGCCGATGCCCAGATGTACAAGAACGTCACCTGGATGGTGGGCGATGCCGGATGCGGCAAGACTACCGCCGCCATAGAGTTCCGCCGTACACACCGTAACGTGTTCTATATCCTTTGCTCGGAAGACATGAGACGCAGTGATTTTGTCCGGGAAATAGCCAAGCAGGTAGGCGCGCCTACTGACAGCACCAACAATTTGCGTGACATGCTGGATTATGCTCTTGGCATGATTGGTTTCCTGCAGAACCCGCTGCTTATTTTTGATGAGGGCGACAAGCTGACAGACTGCGTGCTGAACTACTTCATCAGCATCTACAACCGTCTCGAAGGGCGTGCCGGCATTGTCTTTATGAGCACCGACTACATCAAGCGCCGCGTGGACAACGGACTGCGCTACAACAAGAAAGGCTATAAGGAAATCAACAGCCGTATAGGCCGCAAATTCTTCGATTTGAATGCTACCAGCCGTAATGATGTATATGCCATCTGCCAGGCCAACGGACTGACAAACGAAGCCGAGATAAAGCGTGTAATGAAAGATGTAGAGGCCTGTGATAATGACCTGCGCCGGGTTAAACGTGTAGTTCATGCACAAAAACGGCGTGCCGAACAGCAGAAAGGGAGGGATGAAGAATGAATGTAAGACATGAAGATGCTGCAGGGGAAAAGGAGAAAAAGATAACCTTTGACCGAAATGCTAAAGGGGTACGTGAAATGCTTTCGATGAAGTTCGATACGCTGGATTTCAAAGATGCGTGGCATGACGCTTTCGGTACACCGGAACGCCGCGGGGTATGGTTTGTCTGGGGAAATTCCGGTAACGGCAAAACCTCGTTTGTAATGCAGCTCTGTAAGTACCTCTGCCGTTTCGGACGTGTGGCTTACAACAGTATGGAAGAGGGAGCATGTCTCACCATGCAGGACACACTCCGGCGCTTCGGCATGATGGAAGTCAACCGCCGTTTTCTGCTAATCGACAACGAGAGTATTGAGCAGCTCAGTTTGCGGTTGAAGCGTCAGAAATCGCCTGACTTTGTGGTTATCGACAGTTTCCAGTACACACAGATGACCTATCGGCAATATATAGAATTCAAGGAGCAACACCGCAACAAGCTGATTATCTTCATCAGCCATGCCACCGGACGACTACCCACCGGACGCAGCGGTAAAAGTGTGATGTTCGATGCCACACTGAAGATATACGTCGAAGGATACCGCGCTTTCAGCAAAGGACGTTTTATCGGACCTGTGGGACACTTCGATATCTGGCCGGAAATGGCGGCGAGATACTGGGGAGAAAGTAATGAATGATTATTAATGTTCAGTGACAGACCTATTATGAAAACGACCAAAAATAAATCCATTACGTCACAGCAGCTCAAAGCCCTGCACGCCACTTTCCACCGCATCGGTATGGATGACGATGCCAGGCATGGATGCATCTATGAATTCACTTCCGGACGTACGGCAAGCAGCCGGGAACTGACGATGCACGAAGCGCGGCAACTGCTGGAAAGGTTGAACCCGCCGGATGAAAAGGTAAGGGCAATGCAACTGGCGGAAGCGAAAAGCGTGTTCCGCGATATTTATCGCCTGTCGTTCCTGATCCCACAGCTGAACCAGGGTTTCACCAGTGACAGTGAAGATGAATACCGGATGAACGTTGCGAAGCTCAACATGTGGGCTCGGAAATACAGTAAGGCACGCAAGGATGTTACCTCCATGAAACTGTGGGAGTTACAGGATACCAAGAAGCAGCTGGAAGCTTGGATGCAGCGTGAGGAAAAGAAACAGAAAAATGAAACAATATGAGAACGAAAAATGAAATCAGACAGGCTGTGGCAATATTGACCCGTAAAGCCGACCGGCTCAGTCTTGTACAGGCCGGGGTATTGCAGGCCGGCATGACCGAACAGCAGGTATTCCAGAAATACGTCATGGAAGTTGCAGAAGAGAATCGTGACGAGGCGGTTTTCTTCGCCGCCCGCGATGCCGCCCGGTTTTCTGCCGGACATATCGGTCTGGAAGAACTGATACCGGATGTACAGAACATGACAGCGGCGGACTTTGCCGCCGGAGCCTGTGACACAGAGAAGAAGACACCGAAAGAGAAGCAGACCGTAAGCCTGCGGGAGTTCGAGGCGCTGAAGCGTCGGGTGCATCAGCTGGAAGGTTTTGTGGACGAACTGCTGAAGGAACGCCGCCGGAACGCCGAATATCAGAAACTGCCCGACACGAACCGTGCCGACTTCATCGGACAGAAGGCGGCCACCGAACTGGTGGGCTGCAGCCGTGAGACACTGGGCGCATGGCAGCGCAAGGGGCTCATCACCGGTTACCGCAAGGCAGGACTGGTGTATTACAGCCGCACTGAGCTTGCTTCCAGTCCCGTGGTGCAGAACTTCATCAACATCAAAGACCGGAGGAGAAATCATGCAAATCTATGACACGCACATCGAACGCCGTAAAGACCTCGTCCGGAAGTTGGATGCAAGCGCCGGTCGCATCAGCGATTACCACAGCCGGCTGATGACCCATGCGGGCGCCATGACACCCACGGAACTGGAGCATCTGATGGACGACTACCGTGCCGAGCAAGTGCGCTACGATAACCTTTCCCGGGAATTGGATGGATATAACACTGCGGTCAAGACGGCAGCCGCCAAGGAGCGCTGGCGCAAGCAGAACCGGGACAGAAGAAAGAAATTACATTATTAACCCTATAAAAACATTTATTATGGCAAGAACAAAGAAAACAGTAGTCAGCGGTATCACCCGCGAACAGGCAGAACAGGCATTCGCAGACTTTGCAGCGGCCGACGCCAAAGTACAGAACCTTACCTCAAAAATGGATATTGAGATGACGCGTATCCGCGAGAAATATGCGGATCAGTTGGCAGAGCTGTCTGCCACCAAGGAAAAGAACTTCGACATCATGCAGGCATACGCCATAGAAAACAAGGAAGAACTATTCTCCAAGCGGAAAAGCCTTGAGAGCGCGCATGGCGTATTCGGCTTCCGTACCGGTACACCAAAGCTGAAGAACCTGAAAGGTTTTACCTGGGCAGCAGTAACCAACATCTGCAAGGAATTGTTGCCGCAATATATCCGTACAACGGACGAGCTGGCAAAAGACAAGCTGCTGGCTGACCGGGACAATCCGGAAGTAGCCGAGTTTTTCCCGAAGATCGGCGTACAGGTCGTGCAGGAAGAGACTTTCTATGTGGAGCCCAAAAAAGAGAACGATGCGCAATCTGCCTGAGGAGTATTACGAATACCGGCCGCATGGCAGGAACTGGGTGGTGTACCGTATCCGGCGTGACGCCACCGGTTCCACCGGGACCAAAGTCGGGCAGTTCCTCACAAAAGAGGAAGCCCGGCGTGAGGTCTATCGGTTGAATGGCTGGAAAACAATAAAGTGATGAAACAGACATTAGAAGAAGCAGCGAAAGAATATTGGGACAAATGGCTCGAAGAAAATCCCAATGCCAATCATACAAGAATAGTAAGTTTAGGTTTTGCGTTCATAGCCGGCGCTGAATGGCAGTCAAAGCAAGCAATCGAACTTCTCTCTTCCGTATTGGAGAATTGGGTACATGGCGGTGATGCGGATTGTATCATTGCCGAATTTGAAGAAAAATTAAATAACGTCTAACAGGAAAAAAAATGAATATAAGCAAGAATATTCAGGGGTATCCGGTTAAGTGCGCTGGGTTTAGAAAGAATAAGCGTATAAGTCCAAAGTGTCTTATGTGCGATATATTTGACATAAAGAAATATTATACCAAACCGGTATGGAGGATTGAGGATATCAATCAGTGCATAATGAATGGAGTATGAAGATTAATAGATTAGTATTATGATATACGGATATTTAAGAGTCAGTACGGACGAACAGGACTCTAATAATCAGAAGTTAGGAGTATGCAAAAAAGCAGAATCCCTTGGATTGTCAGTTGATGATTGGATTATAGATGATGGCATATCTGGGACAAAAGAGCCTGAAAAGCGCTTGCTGGGGAAACTGATGAAAAAATTGCAAAAGGGTGATGTAATAATCACGTCCGAGCTTTCCCGTCTTGGTAGAAAACTATTCATGATTATGCGAATATTGGAGTTTTGTATGCTTCATGAGGTTAAGGTTTATACAGTAAAAGACGGATACGAGCTTGGAGACAATATACAGAGTAAGGTTCTTGCTTTTGCTTTCGGGATTGCCGCTGAAATAGAACGTGACATGATTAGTCAGCGGACTAAGGAAGCATTAGCCAGAAAGAGATTGGAAGGCGTAGTACTTGGTCGTCCTAAAGGCAGAAAGAGTTCTCCTGACAAATATAAATTGTATGGGAAAAATACCTTGATAAAAGGATTGCTTGATGAAGGTATATCACAACGTAAAATCGCTAAAATTTGTAAAGTGGATAGAAATACGCTCGCCCGATTTTTGAAATATGAATTAATCAATTAACGTAATACAAGATAAGAAATGAGCAAAATTGAAGAAGCCTTCAGAGGTTTAGGAAGAACAGAGAAAGCGAAGTTTATTTCGCAAAACATTGATTACGCAAATGCGGATGCAGTAGCCAAGTATATACGTGCCTACCTTTTTGATGTCCTTGAAGATGTCGGGAACAATGAATATGTAGCAATGTATCTCAGAGGAAAGGGGTATGAAGTAACAAAACAAAAATAATCCTCAAAACGGAAAAATAATGGCAAAGATAACTTACAAATCAAGTATTCCCAATGACAAGCCGCTCTGGCTTCTCAAGCTCCAGCTGGCCGTCAGCCAGCTGGATGCCACCGGACTGAAGGGAAATGAGCAGGATTTCCGTAACCTGAAATCATTCATTGACGCTGAAATCCGTTCGTTAATGGGAAAAGGCGACATCCGCCGCAGCTTTGTGGAAACCGAACTACGGCAGGATGAAGGCAGGACAGTGATACATATCTTCCGTAACCACATGATTGTCCAAACCTATTATATCGAAGCATGAGTGAGAAGAAAGACATATTGGTGCTCAGTTCCCCGAACTTCGGTACCGGTAAAGAAACCATAGGCTACTATACAGGGTATGCCTGTGGTTACTGCCATGGTAACGGCTGGTTCTGGAATCCTGAAATCATCCATGAACGGGTAAAGATACCCTGTCCGAAATGTGGCGGAACCGGACATGTAAAAGGCATTGTTACAGTGGAATGGGTTCCGGACGGGGAGGTGAAAGCCTGTTTCGGCAAAAAGCAGGAGATATGACACCGCGTATCCCGATAAACTATATCGTCCAAATAGACAACTTCCATCTGGGCGAATTCATCTTCTACTGGAACTACTACGGCCAGCCCTGCCCACTTCTTCTGCAGAAGCCCAAGACAGAAGGCCTTACCGCTATCAGGCTGGTGGTCGACAGCGACGAAGCCGCCAGTTTCCTTTTAAGGGCAAAAGAAAAAACCGGCTGTAGATTGTATACAGTAGAGACACAATAATAAGTTTAAATAAAAGAATAATGTCTGAAAATATTATAAATAAGAACAGCTGGTATTCTATTCCCGGATTTCCTAATTACGAGATTAACGGCAAGGGTATTGTCCGCTATCTAAATGGAAAAGAACTTCGGCTTATTCCAGGCAAAGGTTATAGTTTGTATCGCAACAGAGAACAACGCTATATACGGCCTGCCCGACTATTATATGCAGTTTCTCATGGAATATGCCCAACCGAAGTAAAAGGGGCTGTTGTATTGAATGTCGGTGAGTCTTTAAAGGTAATGACAAGAACAGAATATATACATTTAGTCAATCAAAAAAGAAAACGGGGTTTACTTAGTATAGGAGAAGCTCAGGAATATTATCGGAAAGCTGTTGCTTTCTCTACGATGATGCTTCGGTATTATGAAACAAGGGATTTGACAGACGTTGCGAGTGAAATTTCCAAATATGAGAACGAAGCAAAATGCTATATACGTAAAATGAACTATTCTATTAACAGAGATACTATAAATGAATCATGGGATGAAATCTATTTTAATATACTAACCAAGATTACAGAGGGCCGTATATCCATAATTGAACCGCGTTCTTATATCTTTAAATCCATACGTGTTTATTTTACAATGTTAAGAAAAAGCAAATCGCGCATTGTGAGTTTCAATAATCTATTCAAACAAATAAGTAGGGATACATTATGAAAAAAGAAGAAGTATTTAGTCTTTTCAAGATAGAGGATTTGAACGAGCTACCCAATGCAGTAATGCGCATTATCGAAGGAGATATTAGAGAGCGCAATATAATCTATCACGAGTTAATGCGAATGAATGGTTATGATATGTCGTATGATTGGTTTCAAGAATTGTATGAAAACGAATTATCGGAGCGAAAACAAAAGAAACAGGATTTTACGCCGAATACTCTTGGAGTTTTGTGTTCCAAACTCACAGGGCAATTAGGTTCAATTCACGAACCGACCGCCGGCAATGGCTCTATGATTATTGCAGATTGGTGGCAGCGTTGTCGCAAGTTTCTTCCATATGAGCATTTTCCATCTCAACACATAGTGACATGTTGGGAGTTATCATCACGTTCTATTCCAATACTACTATTAAACCTTTCCATTCGTGGAATAATGGGATATGTGTATCATGGAGATGTGCTCGAAAATATTGTAAAGCAGAAATATATACTACTGAATGCCCACGATGACACATTGGGATTTTCGGATATAATAAAAGCTAATATAAATGATAAAATAGTATGCAATGATGAATTTGGAGAAGATAATTGGAATACGTGCAATGAGGAGCAAAAGTGTTGGCTTCCCATGTCTCGAAACTCGTTCTATTTACAAATCCCAAATTTTGAGAAATATTAAAACTTATATGAAAGCAAACCTAATATTTTTTCTTGCGATATTCATCATATCAGTATTATTCATCGGTCATTTCCGACTGACATTCTCACCGTTCAGTGTATCCCTGCCCTATTGGCATAGGACTGTAGGAGTTGTTCTTATTGTTGCAGGATGTTTGGTCTACAACATAGGTGAGCATATATCCGGTTACAAGAAAGGGCTGGATAAAGGCATAGAGATTGTTTTGAAAGAGTTACAAGAAAGGTACAACCATGAGTAAATACATGAATTGGGGCCTCTATGATAAACCTCCCGAAGGTTTCTCCATTGACAAGCACACCGGTTCGCCCCTGTCCGGATATGATTTCTATACGAACGGGAGAAGTATTTTAAACGGTGGAATAAGAATCCTTGTAAAAGCTTCGGGTGTTCCCGTCGACAGTATGGCGGTCAACCATCCTCCTGCAAGAGAATCCGTCCCCAAGAGCAAAGAGCTCAAAGAAGACCCGATGATCAGCCGAGAGATACGTCAAAGGGTAAACGCCTTTGCCCGCGAGAACTTCAAAGTAAAGTTACTCCAGGAAATAGAATTTGACTTGATGGTGTGCAAATTGGAGGGATGGAGCATGGAAAGCTATGTATGTGAGATTAAAGGATTGATTGATGATATATTTCAGAAAATGATAAAATAAAAAGTATGGACAACGAAAAGAATTTCAAACTGACGGGCCCTGAGCTCCAAACCGAACTGCTTAAACGTATGAAATATCGTGAAGAAGCGAGGCGATGCGGTAACTGTAAATATTATTATCGTACCATGAGTTTAGACAATATATCCAAATGCTGCCTGATTCCTTTTATAGACCTGAATATACATGAGGACGGGTATTGCGGTTATTATCAACAGACAGAGTGAGACAGTGCCGTTTAAGCCCTGTAAGGAAGTGCAGCCGCTGCAAGTAATCTTGTAACGGCTGCTTTATTTTCCCGCCTTAGAAAGCGCCGTAATATTTGATATGGCGTTCTTTGTTGCATATATGTGTCATACTACGTATCTTTGTATCAGGTTTTCAGAGTATTCAGGGGTTACAATTCATTTTTCAGGATATGGGCAGTCAGTTAGAACTTTTTCCATGCGGCAAGCTCGGTTTCAACGAACGGTGCGGCAAGCTTTCAAGCACTCCGTTGCGTCGCAGCGCTGCCAGTCGCGGCGAGCGTATCCGCTTGCGTAACCGCGTGATGACCGCCCGCCTGTACTACTGGCGCGAGATTATGCGCCGCCGTCTTGACGACGTGATGATCATACTCGCAGAAAACGAGTTCTTCGTCGACGAGCGTACCATCAACAACGCCTGGCTTGAATGCGCCGACTTCTTCGAATGGCTCTGCAGCACCCATGCCACTGTCCGCCAGCTCCGCCGTATGTTTCCCAGCTGGAAATGGTAACCTTATATATTGTCTATAAAATCGGCTATATATACAACTTCATAGACTTTGAGCCCGTCCGGCCTCTTCTGTGGCCTGCACCGCGCTCTTCTGAATGACTTGGCGCAGTTCTCCATTTTGAATCCCTGTACCGCCCTATGCAGCGCTTCTACCATATCGAGCCTTGCGAAAGCCGTCTCCTGCACCTGCAAGGGCTTGTTCACATTGAACGAAGCACAGTCGTTAAAGCCGATTTTCAACTCCAGGGAAACCTGTACACGCTGCATTCCGGGATGTGCCGCCGACATGTTTTCCGCTCCCGGATAGCTGAGCTCCACCAGGCAGCATGGGAATGCCACAGGCGGCCGGCTGTCCTGAAAATCCAGCTGCCCTTCGTCAGCATCCACCCAGCGCAATTCCGGCACTTTTTCACGAATACGTTCCATTACTGTTTTCAAGATTTCTTTTTTCATCGTTCCATTGTATTTTTAAACAGTTGTTCCACATCTTTTTTTATGAGTGTTTCCAATTCATGGCTTTCTCCCATGAACCGGCGGCGGGGTACCAGCATTTTCCGGGTGTGCTGTTTCACCACGTACGGCTTCCCTTTTTTGGACACACGTTCATGGCTTCTTACCACTACGCTGCCAGAGAATCCCTCGTTATGGGCACGTGCATAAGGCACCCTGTCACCACCGGCGGTAATGACCACCCTGCGGGCGCTGATCTCGTCAACGTCGATACTCTTACGCAGGGCTCCACTCTGTACAAGCAGTGTCCCCCTTCCGGGCTTGTATCTTTTACCCCATGGCTTCCATGGTTCCCCGTCGAACGCCTTTTCCGAGAAACGTTCCAGGAAGTACCGTTTTGCAGTGGAAGCCACCGCTTCGGGCACCGCCTCTATGGCTTCTTTCACCCTTTGTTCCAATTCCTTGCTGAAATCCATTGCTTTACATTTTAAAATGGTTATATTTGCATCGAAGTCCTGTCCTGACGGGGAGACAACACGCATCCAACACCCCGGGGGTGCAAGGGGGATTTGCAAGGTCTGAGAATCGACAGCGCCAGGCAGGATCAGCCCCAAGAAGGAGTGCAACACCGGCCATCCAATCCGAACGGGCGGAGGAATGACGGCATCGTTCCACCTTTACGGTTCGGACGGACGCGAGGATGCGCTCCGACGCTTTTTTATCAGCAGCCCCCTGCGGCGTTTGTCCCATATCTCCTTTTTAAGGTTTACTTTCCGGTTTCCCGGTGTGCGTGTCTGCATGACATACCAGGTCTTCAGCACCAGCTTTTCCCCTTCTATCCGGTAGTTTACGGCCAGTACCTCATCCCTGTAGTATTTCAACAGGCAATAGGTATCAAGCAGGTCATGCTTTATCTCATCATTGAGCCACACCTCGTCCGGGGCGTGCAGGGTTTCCAGCATGGCATCCCAGTATCTTATGCGGTTGTCCCGTCCCTTGCCTGCAGTATGGCTGTCGAACTGTTTTTTCTCGACAACCACTTTCCGGCCATCATAATCCGTCAGTACGATTCTTCCGTTTTCGGCGTATGTTTCCCATACTTCCTGTTCACTCCGCCCACTGACAGGGATATTCCCTGAAGCGTCCCTCTTCATGGCCTGTACCCCGGGCAGGTTCCAGCGTTCGGCGGTCATGTCCTTCAGATAGGACGATGCCTGCTGCGGGAACTTGCGGATGTACATCTGGTCGGCTGTGAATACCTGTGCCGAGTCACAACGGTTCACTCCCCAGCCTTGCGCCTCGGCCTTTTTCCATTCGGCCGTTTTCAGGAAGTCGTCCACACGCCGGCGCATCTCTTCAAGATCGACCTTTACCTGGTGCTTCATCCGTCCGGTCACGAGGCACCTGCAGGCCCAACCGTTCGGCGGGTATATTTTGTTCCACCGCGGGTCATTTTCGGGCAGGATGACCCCATGAAGCTTCATGTGTTCCTCACGTACCCTGCCGTCATTCACCGTCAGGTACTCCCAGAAAGGATATACCTTTTTCCTGGTCCGCAATTTCCTGTAGGTAGACATACCTTCGGCCGTGAGCACCGCCGTTTCGTATTCCGTCCTCTGCCAGGTCTTGTTAAACACTTCGATGGTTTCCTTTGCCCTGCGGTGAAACTCACCAAAGTTTCCGCTTTCCCGGAAGAGCCTGTTCAGTTCCTGTATTTCCGCCAGCGTCTTGGCAGCGGAGAAATGGAACAGGTTCTGCTCCATCGCCATACGGAACAGGTCATCCGACAACTTGTAGGCCACGTCCACATCGGCATTGCTCGGTCCTTCTTCAAATGCCGTTCGAACAGCCTTTAAAAAGTCTTCGGCAAAGAACCGGAAAAGCTCCGGGCTGAAACCAGCCAGTTCACCGTTCCATACGGCAGCGATGAGCCTTTCATCCAGGGGGGAGGTATCACTCATGCGGATTATGCCAGCCCCGCCCGGATGCGGGGCCGCCACGAAAAAAGACTTTATCCTTTCCCAAAGCGTACGTTCATCGGCATTCTCCACCGTTCCTATGGGTGTACCATTCCTGACCTGTGGTTTTACCGCTTTGGCCGGCCGGTCATCATTTCCCGTATCGGCCGGTGCTCCCATGAACACTTCCTCCCCGTCCTTCGGTTCGGGGATGCCGTATTTCTCATAGCCGTAACTGCGGGGAATAGGAATCATCGTAGAGAGCGTTTTCAGGTCACTTACGGTAAGCTCGTCCTTCTTGTCCACGAATGAGAACTTTCCGCCATGTACCGGATATCCCCTGCTTTCAAGCAGCGGTACAAGGTATTTGTTCAGCATGCGTATGACAAAACGCCGGTCGCTGCGGTGTTTCTTCTCCTGCACTTCCAGATGTACCTTGCTCTGCGAGAGTGACGCACCGTCCTTGGTGGTCATGGTCTGTCCCAGTACGGTTATGAGTATCTCCTCGTTGCAGGCATTGCGGAAATCGTTGTAGAGCGCCCCGTTGCTGCTTCCGCTGAGTGTCGTCTGTTCCACGTCACTCTCTTTCGGGATGACAATGTACGGTGCCGATCCCGCTTCCTCGAACGCCTGTATGAGAAGCCTCCTGCTTTGTTCGTCCATGCTGTTGTACTTTCCTATGCGCTGCGGCATCCCGAAGAGTTCCACGAACTGTGCCCAGTCCCCGAATCCCCCGCGCTTGTATATCACATAGGGAGCCACTTTCAGCAAGAGCCCAAGGTCATTATCCTCTCCCCACTGTATGATCATACCGTCATCGCTGTAACTGATCCCGTCCGTATCGTACTGGCGCCGCAGTATCAGCTTCTCTTTGGGACGTATGTGCTTGCGCGGTATGCTGTTGAAGTCGAACCCGTTCACGAAAGAATATTCGTCTACGGATATTCCCCAGAAAAGGCTCCACATGATCTCTTTCAGCTGGTTCTCGAACTCCACAGTATCTATGAGTTCCGTTATCCGTGGTACTTCCTTCCTGTTTACCGTAAAGTTAATATCGCAGTCGGTTATCGCCTCTATACGTTTGCCGATGGCATCCGTCACAGTCCCGTCCATGAGTATGTCCTCATACAGGTCATACAGTTTGCTGCGCAGCCCCATGTCAGCCGCCCTGAGCGCACTTTTCCATGTGCCTATGTCATTTATTCCCCTGTGCACGGGCTGCACCAATATCTGATTGTATACCGGTGTTACGGCCTTCCTGGACACAGGTTTTTCCTGTCGTTCTTTCCTTTTCCTGTTTGTCATAAAGTTTCCGTTTAAAAGTGGTTGTCACGTTTCCTGTTGCTTCCGAATGCTATTTCCCCGCAGCACCTGCACTCTTGCCGTCCCGGCTGCTCCGGTGCTGCCGGCAGGTTCGGGTTCTGCCTGTTCTGATTGTTCTTGAGCCATTCAATGGCACGATTGTAGCGCTTTTCGCGCATTTCAATATCCACTCCGGCGTTACAGATATTACAGAAGTGCCAGGCGGCTATATCCTTTACAAAGAGCAGCAATATGGGATTGCGTTCCTTTCCCCTGGCGGCGAATATCTTTCCTGTATCGTACTTGGTAAGATATCCCTGTACCTCCTCTATGGCGGCGTCTATGGCCGACATCATCGCCGCGTCATCGCCATGGCTGATGGTATCCATATCCTCCTCATAGATGTGGGTTGTCATTTCCTCTACTTCCAAATAAGCCATATATTTTTATTTTTAATGGTTTGTCACATTCTTTTTTTGTTATGGGGGCGTCTTCCTATCCAGTAACTTCCGGCTTCCATGTGGGCGTTCAGCTGCTGGCACATGTAATATCCCCCTTCAATGGCATCCGGTCCGTCTGCCGGTGCCGGCAGTCCGTCGTCGAACAGCCTGAACTGTTCCTCCAGCCGCTGCATGTCCGGATTGTCCTTCTCCCGTATGTTGAAAACGAGCCTTCCCGCCCTGTTCAACGGTTCCAGGTTCCCTTCTATACGCACGAATTTGTCGGGTTTGTCACGCCCGTCGGGTGAGATACTGATGTAATGTCCTTTTTCCTTCCCTTTTGCAAGGAAAAGAGGAACGAATACCTGCTGGTAGAACGGATCCTGCAGTTTGTTATTCTCTATGTAGTTCCTCTGCTGCGTCCTTTCCCTTACGTAGTCCCGCTGATAGTAATACCAGTTCACGAACTCGTCGTTGGTGACATGCCGCAGATATCCGGTATATACATACAGCGTTCCCTCGTATAGCCCCATGAGAAAATTCGCCTTGAAGGAGTTCTTCTTCGCCTTCTTGCCGGTGGTGTTGCTCGGTGCCGGGTCCCCGTAACTGACAATATATTTGAGCTTGCCTATGGGCGGGCATTCTCCCCAGCGTATCTCCTTGAAGTAGGAACCCTCCACCACCGGATTATTGAAACACTCCTTCTGCCCGCTGGCGAGGCTCACCTGTGCCAGCACCTCGTCTATCGTCTCCTCAGTGTTCTTTTCCGGCCATACGGACGTTCCGAACTGGTAATCCGCCTGCGGATCGGGATTATTGATATCCACCATGCGTATATTGATGATATCCCAGTTTCCGATAGGCTTCTCCCTTGCTGCCAGTTCCCTTGCCTTGTTACCTGCACGTGAGACGCAGCAGTCCTTTGCGATGACGTTCCCCGTCCAGACGGTAAGCAGCGCCTCGCTGATGGAGCGGGTGAAGAACAGCGCCTGCTCGAACCAGTTCCATTTGTTGTTCACTATCTCCGGATTGCGGCATTCCTCGTCGGTATCGTAGTCATCCATGAGCAATACGTCCGGGCGTACCTCGTCCATTTTGACTCCGCGCGGTGACTGTCCCCAGCCCATCGCCATGAACGACACGCGGGTGCTGAGGGTGAAATAGTCCTCCGTCCATTTGTCACCGATGAGGTTGCCGTAGAAATATTTCAGCCGCTCGTTCGCCTCGAACTGCGCCCGGTACTGGTTCAGCAGCTTCCTTGCGCCGTCATTGGTCGCCGAGGTCATGATGACGCACCGCTTGTTTTTCCTCACGATGACCAGATACAGCACGATGAACATCACGATGGTGGACTTTGCCAGCTCACGCGCCCAGCTCAGCACTTCGTACCAGTTCCCGTCGGAATGCCCGATGATGCGTCTGATGGCTTTCTTCTGGAATCCTGCAAACTCGTATTTGGCATATCTGTAAAACATGAACTTCGCCCATGCTACAGGGTCCGCTTCCAGTTCGCGCAATTTCCTTGCCTTTTCTTCTCCGGTCATGGTGAAGTCTACGGCGGTCTGTGTACGTATCTGCCTCAGGGTTTCTTCCCAGTCGTCGGAGAGTGTCCTGTTGTTTCCTGTCAGTCTCTTTTTTGCCATGGCGTTACCTTAATTTCTCCTTTACAAATTCGTCAAAATAATAACTCAGTTCGATTGCCTTCTGCGGGTCACGCTTGCGCAGCCAGAAAAGGATCTGTTTGCTCACGCTAATGATATCGGCTATGCCGTAGTCCCCTTCCATTTTGGCGATGGCGGCGGAGAGTTTGTTGATGGTGTCGGCTTCGGCGGAAGTGGCATACTTGTCACCGCGCTCGGCTATGGCCTTGTTCATTTCCGCTATCTGCATGTAGAGATTGCGTATCTGTTCCTCCCGCGTGGTGGTGACGGCCGCCCGCAGCATTTCCCAGTTACCCTCCTTGCTCCACTTGCTCATGGTGACAGGACTGACACCCACCTTTTCGGCTATCTGCCTGCTTTGCAGTTCTCCCTGCATGTAGAGCATCTTCGCCCAGTCCTTTTTCTGTTGGTTCGTTAGTGTCTTGGACATATTTATTCTCTTGATTATTACAGTACAAAGTTAGGCAGCGCATACCGATTAAAATAATCCGCCTGCAACAGTTTCCGTCTACAGGTAAACAGTTTCCACTCGGTAGGAAACTGTTACAGGGCGATTTGCACACCTTCTTTTTATCCCTGAATTTTGCAGCAAACAAAATGAGAAAAGCAATGGGCAAAGCATATACATTCTGCGTACATGACGAATCCGTAAACACTTACGGTTTCCGCATGCTGACTTCGGGGGCCAACCTGGAAGAATTCAAAAAGAATCCCGTGGTACTCTATAACCATAATGACTGGGAAACCCCGATAGGGCGCGGCGAGAACGTGCGTGTGGAGGACGGCAGGATTCTCGTGGACGTTGTATTCGACGAGGAAGACGAAAAAGGTCGTACAATAGCCGGTAAAGTGGAGCGCGGTTTCCTGCGCATGGCCAGTGTCGGCTCCTGGCCGCCTGAAGAGGTCAGCGATGATCCCGCATTGAAGCTTCCGGGACAGACGGGGCCCACCGCCACAAGGTGGACCATGCGGGAGATGTCTGTCTGCCCCATAGGTTCCAACCACAATGCCCTTGCCATGTATGACCGCGCGACAAACAAACGTATAGACTTGTCTGACAGGCAGGCGCTTGTCAGGCTGATGGATAAGGAATTCAGTATTAACCATAAAAGAGAGAACAATATGAGTTATTTGACACAGATGTTGAAACTGTCGGATTCCGCATCCGACCAGGCTGTCCGGGAAGCCGTACAGGACTTGATTACCCTGCGTGACAACCTGCAGGCCGAGAACGCCACGCTCAAGAGCGAAAAACAGACATTGCAGGAACGTGTGACGGCCTTTGAGACGAAGGAGAAGGAAGCCAATAAACAGAAAGCCGTCGCACTGGTGGACGCGGCAGTGAAAGACGGGCGCATTGACGCCAAAGGACGTGACAGCTGGCTGGAGGACTTTGCCGTTGATTTTGCAAAGGCCGAAGTACGCCTCAGTTCCATTTCCGTACGTCAGTCCGTCAGTTCTCAGGTACAGGCCGGTGGAAAGGCCGGAGGAAACGTGCAGCTGGCAGACATGACTTTCAAGGAGATCCTGGAGAAGGATATGCTCAAGGAACTTAAAAAGGACAGGGACCTCTACCGGGAGAAGTTCCGTGAAGCCTACGGTAAATACCCGGAATAATCATTTTATAAACATAAAGATAAAAAGACAATGAAGACCAAATTCATCTTTTCACTGCTCACAGCATTGCTGTTCAATTTCGCCACCTCAGGCCTGTTTGCCCAGAGTATCGGCATCGACCACAACCTGATGTTCGGCATCCAGATGGGGCTTTCGCTGGTTCCGTTGCAACTTACCGGCTGCCTGGCGGATGGCCTTAACAAGGAAATCTGGATTCCCGAGATTATCGAGAAGTTCTATCCGGAAACCTCGTTCGTTTCCGACTCGCGTGATTTCAGCATGTGGACCGATAACGAGTACCTGAACCTGCAGGAAGCGGGTATCGACCCCAGAGTATTCATCGACAATGAGGTATATCCGATACCGGTAGTCGCCCGTGGTGACAAACCCTACAAGATTCCGATGAAACGTTTCGATACGGAAAACACCGTACATATCAACGCCATCGAAATCGAAGAATCCGCCGAAAAACGTAGAAGCGTGGCCGCCGGACACCAGAAGTCACTGCAGATGCAGTTTTCCGAGCTGGCCATCTACAACTGGGCGCCCAAGAAGGATAGTGAAACTACCCCGGTTATAAAAATCAACGACGGCAATGCCAGCAAACAGGGTACCGGTTATGTGGCCATGACCTATGAAAAGGTTCTGGCGCTCTCCACCCAGCTCGACATGATGCTGGTTCCAAAAGAAGGGCGTATCCTGGCACTGCATCCGTACCATGCTACCGACTTGCAGCTTCAAGACCTGGAGATGTTCAAGACGTTCTTCTCTACCGGTTCCATGTTCGGCTTCAAAATTCACGTCACTTCCATGGTGCCTAAATACAACGGTACTACGGGTGAGAAGGTGGAATGGGGTGCTCCTGTCCGCGATACGGACGCTATCGCCTCCACAGTATGGTACCGTGATGCAGTTTGTCGTGCCAAGAGCATGGAGGACATGTACTACCGTCTGAATGATCCGGAATACCGTGGTGATGTCCTGGGCTTCAATATGCGCGGCATCGCATTGCCTATTACAGGCAAGTATCTGGGTGCCATGTTTACCACCAAGAAATCCTAACCCTAAAAATTAAAGAACAATGAGCTATATCAATATGAAATCGCGGAGAAGCTTTGACTTCTTCGCCCCCTATACAGAAGAAGGTGACCGCTGTGTACAGATACCGTTCCCGGTCGCTGTAACCCGTAAAACTGAAGGTAAGTCGCTGGTGCATGACTGCAATCCACAAATAGTAGATATTGCAGCCGAAACCGCAGCAACCACTTTTGAACTGGACACGCAAGTCCAGGCCGGTTCGTTGCTCATCGTCAGGAATGCCAGCACCAATGCCCAGACCATCGGCAAGGTTGCCTGTGCGGCAAGCAAAGTGACTACGTTGATGTATGACGGAAATGCTTACATCAGTATCGGAACCTCAGAAATCGGAGAATGATGGCAGCACGAGGTTTACGCAACAATAATCCGGGTAACATCCGCCTGTCACGTACTGTGTGGCAGGGGGAAATCCGCCCCTCGCGTGACAGGTCTTTCTGCCAGTTCCGTACGATGGCCTACGGTTATCGTGCCCTGATAAAGTTACTGCAGAACTACCGCCGTAACAACGGCTGCCGTACGATAGCGGACTTCATCAACCGCTGGGCGCCTCCTGTGGAAAACAACACTTCCGGCTATATCAGCCGGGTGTGCCGGGAGATGCAGGTTCCGAACACGTATGTGCCCGATGTGAACGACCGGGTAGCCATGTGCGCTTTTGCCGCCGCCATCTCACAGGTGGAAAACGGAGTGCCGGCAGTAACGGCGGACGTGGAAGCGGGATGGGAACTGCTCTGATGATTGATAACCCTTAATGATTTCCAGCCATGAATTCAGACCTGGTAATGCAGATTCTCCAATGGCTTGTGCCAAGCGGCATTGCCGGTTCCCTCTGGGCATGGCTGAGACATCGGGAGAACAACAAGGTGCTCGCCGCCAAGGAGCGGAACGACGCCTATAAGGAAATGTACGACAACCTGTCAGGAACATTAATAGACTTACAGAATGAGAACATTAAACTCTACAAGGCAGTACGGGAACTTAACCGTACCATTCAGAGGGCTTCTACTTGCCGGCATTATGCTGACTGCCCTATCCGTGGCGAGCTGCAGAAGTCCGGAACCATTGGTGCGGAACGAGCACAGCCAAAAAGACAGCCTCTCGGGCAGAAGCGGGTTCGCTCTCCTGCAGCAGCCTGTTCCGCCCAGCATGGCGAAGACGAAATTCCCGACGGATATGCTGGAACTGATTCCGGTGGGCACAGGCTTTAGCCGCCGCAGCGGGCAGGCTACGGTGAATGTCACCCGCATATCGGAAGACAGCCTGGAAGTGACGGCTGCTTGCGACAGCCTGGCCCGGCAGATACTCATCCTTACCGAAGAGAACATACGCATCCGTAACGAGCTCTTCAGGGAGAAGGAGAAACCACCACCTGAAACGGTACATGAACCTACCGGCTTCCAGTGGTTCCAGATATGGATCGGGCGCACGGCCGTCGCCGCCCTTCTGCTGGGAATACTCAGACGGCGATTTATTAACCCTTAAACTTGGAATAAACATGGATAAATTAATATTCGGAATGTCGCAGGTCAAATTCTGCGGCCTTGAAATCGGCTGGTTCGACGAACAGGGAGTCACCCCTGCGGGTACCGCCGCTACCCAGGTGGACATCTACGCCGCCCAGGTAAAGGACGGCCCTGTGGCGACAATCACGAGCAATCCGGGAAAGAAGGCCTTTACGGGCAACCTGATTGACATGTCGGCTGAAAACCTTGTGAATACAATCGGAGGGAGCAAGGATGACCAGGGCAACTGGGAGCCGCCCGAGAAATGGGAGAAGACGGGTGTCATGGATATTGTCTGTGACAGCGGCCATACCATCCGCCTTTACAAGGCGAAAGTCACCGGCAATGACTTCGGCGGCGGCGTGAACTCCCAGGGCGTACTCTCCGTCCAGCTCAACATCGAGGTTATGAAGGATGAGAACGGCAAGCGGATGAAGATATTCGCCCCCGGCATCGATCCTGAAACCGGCAAACCGAAACCGTCTGAAGAAGCCTGACACGTATGGAGCGCCTTGAAATGGAAATCCTCTCGGAAAGGGTAATGCAGGACGGGGGCATCTCGCTTCCCCTGCGCCTTCCCGGCGGAAGGCATATCCGCTGGGTGATGCGTGTCCCCACTTATGCGAGCCTGCTGAATATCGGCCGGATGTACCTGAAGCTGGGGGTCCGGTATGACGAGGTGAAGGAATATGACTTCGAGCAGAAAGTGGAGTTCATCACCCGCCACGGGGTGGGCGTGAGCCGCATGGTGGCCTGCGGTATCGTCCGGGGGCGTATCCTCTCCCCGTTGCTGAACCGCCCCGTAGCCTGGATGCTCCGGCACTGGATGCACCCGGCCGCCCTTGAGGAAGCCTGGATAATAGTCGTGCGCATGTTCGGTACTGTCCCTTTCGGAAATATTATCAGATTGGCGGAGACAATCAACCCGATGTCGCCCCTGCTGAGCCACGGAAAAGGATAGAACGGGAGTTAAAGGGCTATATGGAGCCTTCACATAGCCCGTTCGGACTGATAGGACAGATAGCCCGCGATACGGGCTGGAGCATAAGGTATATCCTGCACGGGGTGAACTATCCGACGCTCATGCTGATGTGGCGGGACTGTCCCAGGCATATTCCCGCACGCAGAAAGACGCCCGCCGAACTTTCCCGGGAGATGTCCGCCCGCAGCGGCGGTACCCCGGAAAACATGTCGCCCCTGGAGTTCTTCAGGAGCATGGAGGAAGAGGAATGAAAACTGTTTGTCACATAATAAACCGCTATAAGAAATGCAGCCTATCAAGCTTGAAATATTCCTGGATGACAGGACGCTTGCCGGCATGAAGTCGGCCGAGGGCAACATAGCCGCCCTGGAGAGCTTCAACAGGCAGATGGTCGAACGTCTGCAGGGCGAGCTCAAGCAGTTGGAGAGACAGTACAGGCAGCTGCAGAAGCAGGGCCTTGCCGGTGACAGGGAACTCGCCGACATACAGGCGCTCAAAGGTGTCATCGGCGGCCTGAAGGATGAGATAAAGGCATACGAGGCCGCCAAGAGACAGGCCGGCGAGACGCCCCTTGTGGCGCATGACCCGGCACCGAAGCTGAACCAGGTCAGAATGACCATGGCACAGATCGCCCGGGAGCTTCCCTCGCTGGCCATGGGGCCGCAGATGTTCTTCCTGGCCATATCCAACAACATCCCGATGTTTACGGACGCCGTGAGCAATGCCCGCAAGGAATACGAGCTCATGACGGCCGCAGGAAAGAAGGCGACCCCGGTATGGAAACAGGTGGCAGCTTCGCTGTTCTCCCCGCAAACGGCACTGGCCGCGCTTATTACGCTGACGGTGGTATACGGTAAAGAAATAGGAGAATGGATAAAGGGGCTCTTTGGCGGGAAAAACGCCATGGATGAACTGCGTGAATCCATGCGGGAAACCTATGAGGTGGAAAAAGAGGCGAATGCCACATTCGTGAAAAGCCGGTTTGAGATGGACAGGGTAATCAAGTCCGTAAAGGAGTTCAAGGGAAGCAAGGAGGAGGAACGCAAAAAGGTAACCGAACTCAACCGTACATACGGTGAAACGTTCGGCTACTACCAGACATTGAGCGAATGGTATGATACGCTTATGAAAAAGAGTTCCGACTATATCGAGGTGCTCGTACTGGAACAGAAAGCCCGGAAATGGCTTGACAAGGCCGTAGAGGAGAGCGATAAGGCCGACAAGCTGAAAGCGGAAGGTGCGGAATCCCACCGTCCATGGTTCGGTGCCGGCGGTAAAATCCACAAGTTCTTCGGCGGAGGTTCCACCGACCAGTTCGGTAGCGACCCTGCTTCCGTAGCTTACAACAAAAAGCTCAAGGACATCTATGATGCGGAAGAGGATGCCCTCAAACGTGCGGAAGAGTTTCAGGATAAAGCCGCCCGTATCAAGGAGGGAACAAATATCAATACCGTGGTTTCCGGTTCGGTGGAAGAATTGGAAAGCAGCATAGCGGAGAAACGCAAGGCGCTGAAGAAACTCACAAACAAGGAGGATTATGAGGCGGCCATGAAAGTAATAGAAGCCGAGGAGAAAAAGCTGGAAACCATTACGGGAAAGAAAAACAAGGACGGTGGCAGGAATGCTTCCGACTATCAGGATGCTCTTTCCGACGCCCGTCTGCGTGCACAACGTAAGCTGGAGGATGCCCGTATCGTCCTGATGGCGGAAGGCAGCGCCAAACGCAAGGCACTGCTCCGTCAGGAATACGAGCAGACACTTGCCGCCATCGACAAGGAAGAACGGGAGCTGCTCTCCAGGCTGGAGAAATCGAAAAAGGCCGGCAATCCGGTAGCCCCCGGGGAGGCTGACCGGATAAGGCAGGACGCTTCCTCACAGCGTGTGGTTGCCGGCGTGCAGTATATGCAGGATGTCTACGACGAGGAGAAGCAGTTCCGGGAAAAGGACCGGCAGGCGTGGATAGACTACAACAGGGAGTACGGCAGCTACCAGGAGAAACGGCTGGCAATCACGCAGGATTATGCCCTGAAGATTGCCGCAGCCGAAACCGAAGGTGAAAAGGCCATGCTGAAAAGACGGCGCGAGGATGAACTGAAAGAGCTTGATTTCGGGGAGTTCAAGAAGACCGTCAACCTCGCCGACGTATTCGGCAATCTGGATGCCCAAAGTACGGAGGCGCTCTCCGCACTTCGCGACAAGCTGAAGGAATACATCAGCGGAGCGGCCAAAGAATTACGCCCCTCGGACTTGAAGCAGCTGCAGGACGCACTGACGAATATCGACCTGAAGCTTGCCGACCGCAAGCCCTTCCGGGAACTGAAACGGTCTATGGATGAATACGCCAACGCCCAGGGAACTGTCCAAAAGGCGCAGGAGGATCTGAACACCGTCATGGCGGGCGGAAAGGTTATCACCGGTCTGTACAGGGATGAGACGGGCAAGCTCGTCACCGGACTGCTTACCCAGGAGCAGGCAGAGAAGAAACTGACTGAGGCCCAGGAAAACCGCCGCAGGAAACGTACGGCAATGGCTCAGAGCCTGCAGGGGGTTGCGGGCGAAATGTCATCCTACGGACAGGCGGCCGATGATGTCGTCAGTATGCTGGAAGGGTTCGGAGTGTCGGTGGATGAGAATGCCAAGCGGGTGATAGAGGGGTTCAATACCATGTCGGAAGGTATCGGCCAATTTGCGAACTCCATGCTTTCGGGTGACATCGGTGGCATGATAAGCGGCGTGGTGAATACAGCCGGCGGTTTTGTCAAGACATTGGGCAGCCTTTTCGGTACGGATTGGGGCGGCCAGCGTTCCGAAAGACGTTACCAGCAGGCAAAGGAGCGTTATGAAAGCTATATGGCGGTGCTTGACAAAGTCATCGCCAAACAAAAGGAACTGGTGGCATCCATGGAGACCGATACGCTGGCGAATGCCAATAATTCCTACAAGAAAGCCGGAGAACTCCTGCAGCAACAGGAAGAATACGCCCGCGAAATGGGAAAGGCATATCTGAATGCCGGGGCGAGCAAGGGGTTTCTCGGTATCGGTTCCAAGGCTTCCCACGGAACGAAGCAAAGGGAGGGCATATCCTCTACCGCATGGGAACAGGCGCGCCGGGTGTTGGGAAGCGATTTTTCCAAAGTGGCCGACGGCCGTATGACCGGTCTCTTTGACCTGAGCTATGAGAAACTGGTGGAACTGCGTGATGAAGCCACCGGCTTCTGGAGTGAATTACATGAGGACACGCGCAAATATCTGGAACAGATTATCGAGAGCGAGGAAGCCTGGCAGGAAGTGCAGGAAACACGCAAGGAAGCCATGACGGGCATCTCCTTCGAGAGCGTGCGCAGCAGTTTTCTGGACATGCTCATGGATATGGACAGCAGTACGGCGGACTTTGCCGACAACTTCGAGAAGTACATGCAGAGGGCCATGCTGAACAGCATGCTTTCGGAAAGCTACAATGAACGCCTTAGGAAGTGGTATGACTCGTTCGCCGAAGCCATGGAGGAGAAGACGGAATGGCGGACGGGCCAGGGCAGACGCGGACGTAACAGGTATAAAGTTACCACCGAAGCTGCGGGTGTGCTGAGCCAGACGGAATATGACGCTCTGAAGGAATCCTGGGATTCGATTGTCAGTGATGCGCTGGCTGAACGTGACGCGATGAAGGAGATATTCGGCTGGCAGGGTGATCCGGCAAGCTCACAGTCCGGACGCAACGGAGCCTCCACTACCATGACACAGGAACAGGGCACACTTCTGGAAGGGCTGTTTACTTCCTTGCAGGACCATGCCAGCGGCATGCACAAACTTCTGGAAGAGCTCGCCAAATCAAGGAAGGAAGACCACGACCTGCTCGTCAGCATTGCTGAGAATACAGCCTACTGCCGGTATCTGGAAAGTATCAACGAGATTATGGAATATTTTAGAAACAATGGAATAGAAGTGTCATGATGTACGACCTGACAGGATATATGGTGATTAACGGCAAGGATGCCTGGACGGAGTATTCGGCCTTCCTCTGCGAGGACAGTCCGGAAGACAGCACGAACGTGACCGAACTGCTCAAACCGCCCGAGATGAAGGAATATACGGCTGTGGATTTCAGGGAGCGTAACGGTGAGGAATTGCCGGAGCAGCTTCCCCTTCCACGCTGCAAGGCCCGCGACCTTATACTGTATCTGGCTGTATACGCCTCTTCACTTTCCGAATGTGAGACAAGGCGGCTTGCCCTGATGCAGGCACTCATGCAGGGCTGGGTAACCCTTCGGGTAAAAGGGATATCCATGGAATACAGGCTTTACTACAAGGCTGCCACACCGGCCGATATCCTGACCGATGCACTTGACGGAACTGCAGTGGCCAGATGGAAAATCAAGTTCAGGGAACCGAAACCGGCCCCCTTTTAAATGATATTTAAAGACTGTTCGAATGGAGCTCAATATCTATAACCAATCCGGAGAACTGAAGCTGACCGCCTCGGTAACCTCATCCTCTGCATGGAACCTCGAGTTGATGAGAGAGAATGCACTCTCGCTTACTTTCACAATCCCGGTCTGTGTGCCGTTGCAGGTGAATGACTATATAATACTGGAAGGTGTAAGGTTCAGCGTGAAGAAAGAGTACAAGCCCAGGAAAAAGAACAGCCAGAAGTATAGCTATTCGGTAAAGTTCTATGCTCCCATACATGATGCCCAGCAGGTGGTATACCTTCACCTTACGGATGGCCAGTACGAACCTCAGTTCAGTCTTGACGGCAGTCCCCGGGAACACCTGCAGAAATGGGTGGACAACATGAACCGTATTTACGGTGAAGAGCGCTGGCGTATCGGTGATGTGATTGATGCACCTAATCAAAATATAGAATATAGCAATACTACATGTTGGGATGCACTGGCATCCATGGCCGATATTTTCTCGACCGAATGGTGGTCGGACGGCTTCTATATTAATCTGTGCCGTTGTGAGCGCGGGGAACGTGTGGAACTGGGATACGGGAAGGGACTTACCTCGCTTACGCAAACGGAAAATAGCGATGACGTAAAATTCTTCACCCGGCTTATTCCGCTGGGAAGTACCAGGAACATAGACCGCAGCCGCTACGGTTTCTCCCGTCTGCAGCTGCCCGATCGCGCCAAGTATGTGGACAGAAATACGGACTACGGACTGTATGAACATGTGGAAGAGGATGCCTTTGCGGGTATCTTTCCTCATTATACGGGAACTGTGTCCTCCGTACGTTCACAGGAAAGGACCGGGAATGACGGCAAGCCCTTTACGGTCTATTATTTCAAGGACGAAGGTCTGGAATTTGACCCATGTGATTATGAGATTGCGGGACTTGTCAAACAATTGTCTTTCCAGAGCGGTGAGCTGAACGGGCGTGATTTCGAGGCAAACTATCATTCGGAAAGCAAGGAATGGGAAATCATCAATACCTACCCGGATGAAGATACGCAATTGCCCGGGGGAAACCTTATACCGCATGCTGGTGACAAATATATCCCCTGGAATTTCCGTATGCCCGAAGCTTACGAAAAACAGGCCGAGCAGGATTACAAGGCGGCCGTTGATGACTTTCTCTCGTCCTACAGCGAAGACACCACCAAGTACGGCGGCGATACCGATTACACCTATATTGAGAAGCACTCCGTCCCTCTGCGGCTGGGACAGTCGGTAAGGCTGCTCAGCGAAGAGTATTTCCCCGGCAGCGGTTACCGGGATACACGCATGACAAAGGTTACACGCAAGCTGGAAAACCTTTCCATGGCGGCTATTGAATGCACGAACCGCGTCGGCAAGGGCTGGAAACGCAGCTTGGAAAGTGATCTGAACGGATTGCAGTACGTTGTCGGCGGACTGCTGGACCGCTCGGTCATCGAGGTGCTTAAATCATGGGACAACCGTGAGGCCAGCGAGTACAACGTATTTTCGGCTTTACGCACGATAAAGGAAATAACCCGGCGTGCCATCAGCAAGATCGGTCCGGATGGGACATCCTTTCTCGTTTCCTTTCTGGGCGGTGCTTGGTTCGGCGAGTTCGTAGACAGTATGATTGCCGGCAAGGGTGCAGGGATATTCCCTGATGGCCGGGCACAGGTAGAACGGTTGGAAGTCCGCGGTTCACTGTCAGTGCTTGACTTGATAATAAACCAGATTCAAGGAATGGAGTCTGACTACTCCTTTACCGAGATTGGTAAGATAGAATCCGTGGAGGATTTGGGAGAAAATACCTACCGTCTGAAAATAGAGAAACGCACGGACTTCGACTTCATGAAGTTCCAGGAGAATGATGTCTGCTTTTCCATCATTAATACATTACTAACGGGCGGTTCCGACTATTATACAAGCTGGATGCGTATTCTTACCACCAATGCGCAGGAGAATAGCATAACGGTCGTGCTCTACCCGGACAGCGAAGTGCCTGGAGGCACGAACTATCCGCCGTTGGCTGGTTACAACGTAACCCGCAGGGGTAACAGTACGCTTCCTGAAGAGGGCGGCTTTAACGGGCGGGCGCAGTCGTGGATGATTTCTTCGCGAGAAGGTCGGATTATGTTCTTGTCCAATGTCTATAAGCCGATATTGGAGGACTACAACTATGCGCTTACAATCGGAAAACTCCCTAACATCAAGGCACTCGAAAAACTGCCGGTGACAACCGAAGATGTTGGCATCGTTGCACAGACGGTCATTGCCGAGAAATTCTACCAACTCGACCACAACGGTGATGTCATACCCAACAAGGTAGACCGGGGTGTCTGGTCGCTGGAAACGGCCCAGAGCGGCGCTCCTTACCGTTTTGTGCAGTACGAGCTGGCAAAGCCTTCCGGCAATGAATATACCCTGCTGGAACAGCATACGGTCTACCACCTTGGCTGCAAGTGGGGCTGTCTGAAGGACAAGACAACCGACGAACCTAAATGGAACTCCCCGTCATGGGGACTCCTTGAGGGCGACAGCAGGTATTCGCTCCAGCTCTCCATTTCAGGCGGGGAGGCATTCGTCATAGGAGGTGTGGATGAGGTAATTTCCGGGCGTATATATTTCGGAACTACGGATATAACGGATGATGTGATGGCGGACGATGCTACCGAAGTGGAGTGGTTCCGCAACAGTGGCAATGTACCGGCGGACAACCTCTGGACGCCTGAGTATGTGGACGGAAACAGGCTTGCTATCCATATCGACAATGGGAACCAGCACGGGGTCGGTTCGGATTTCGGTTTTGTCAGCAAGTCCGTGATATTCACCTGCCGGGTGTTCTTTCCGGTAAATGGCAGGTTGGAGAAAGTGGATATGAATTTAGGATTTGACATCGTATAAGAATTTATAGGTATATGGGATTAAAGAGTAACAAGCAGTGGGGCCGTATTTACGTTGCCCCCCTTTCCCTTCAGGGAGAGATAATAGTATTGTCGGGCAGTCCCGTGCAGACGTATGACAAGCAGCTGCGGGAATACAGCCCCGACCGGACCCTGACACCGCTGGTCATCGTGCCGAAGGTATCGGCATTCGACGAGAAGACGGTATTCGGTGAAATGGAACTCACGGGGGTGGAGTGGTTCGAGGGTGCGCCCCGTGACAAGTCGGCCAACCGCATCGTCGAGGGTGAGTATTACAGCATTTCCGACGGCAGCGGCGGTGTGCCCAAATACGCGCTTACCATCCGGAAGAACACGCCGCCGGAGAAGCCGGTGGAGTATTTCGGCATCGCGATATTCACGGACCCTCGTACGAACCGCGAGGTCCGCTGTGAACGGAGCGTGAAGTCCTATGCGCACCTTTATGACAACAAGGCGTATTCGCTGCGTCTGAAGGGGGATTCCGTGATGGTGACCGACCCGCTGCGCCTGGCCGACCGTTCCGGCTATTGGGACAGGGAGATAGAACCGCAGCTCTATACAGGCACTGAACCGGTGGATGATGAACATGCCGCATATTTCTGGGACATTCTTGAAAACGGAGCATACCGCCCGGTTACACCGGATGACCCCGGTATTGTCTGCCATGATGTGAACGGTGTATATACAAGAAAGCTGATGTATCAGGCGAAATATGTCACCGGTGCAAGCTTCCGTGTTCGTGCGTGTGAGTATGCGGGTAGCAGACCGCAGGCACCTACGGACGGGCGGCTGGAAAAGGTTATTGAGGTAAAAACGGAGATGGCCGTTTCCTTAAATTGCGAAATTATCCAGACAAAAGGTTTTACCCTTTCCGATGATATGAAGCAGCCGAGCGCCTATGAGGTACGCATCTTCGACAACCGCCGCGAGTACGGTACAGAGTACGATGACCTTTTCCGCATCACATGGAAAGGCCAGAGTGCGAAGCCGGGCGAGCCGGAGAAGGTGCTGGCAACCGGCGGGCGGACACTGGAGTTCATTCCCTCGGACAAGGGTTTTCCGGCAGGACATATCTTCCAGGTGTGGGCGGAAGTGGGGCTTCTCATCGGTGAGTCCCTGATGGGCGATGAGGAAGGTGCTGTTATCTCCTCACAGATTGACGGACAGACGGTATTCATTGCCACGGGTCCGGTATATGAATAGTAATAACTTTAAACTTTAATCAATATGTACGTAATTGTAGAAAAGGCAAAGCTCGAAGGCAAATTCTTTGGGATAATGAATACCCTTCCGGATGGCAGGGTGTACATTCCTATCAGTGAGATGCGAAATGTGGGTACTCTTCTTGACATCGACATCATTGGTTCGGCACGTGAACTGAAAGAGCTGATAGAGAAACAGCAGGAAGCGATGCAGGGTACGGAGGATATTGACCCCGGTTTCAGTGTGACACCCGAAGAGGAAGAGGAAATAGACCCCGGTTTCAGCCAGGAGCCGAATCCGGACAGCGATAGCGGGGCGTCGGAAGAGGGTGACGGCAGTGTGACCGGTCCGGAACAGCCGGCCGGGGCAAAAACTGACGGAAAAAGGAAAGGAGGCCAGCGATGAATCAGAATCAAGTGACCGCTTCACTGGCTATCGTAGCGGTGAGCAACGGAACGACTGTTAACGGGTATGTACGCGTGGACAATGGTCCGCTTATCCAGGCATGGACAAAGGGTAGCGACAAGTATACGCCGGATTTTGAAGCGTTGGCGGAGGACAAACGTCCTATTGTTATCGTCGTATTGCGGGATGTGAGCAGCGGGCGTATCCTCATCCCTTCCAAACTTGTATTCAAGTACAACGGTACCGAACTTGCATTCGGGGAGGATGGGCTGTGCAATACGGAACAGTTTGCCGGTACTTTCAAACGCGTAACCGGGTACAATGTAAGTGTAGACTCGCAGTCCTATCCCATGACGGGACTTCGGGTGATGAAGAACCTCGTACCCATCTCCGGATATGACAATGACCGCATAACTGTTTCCGGGGAAGTTGAAATTGGCGGGCATACGGTCGCATTCAACGAGCTTGCGACGGATGTTGTCATTCAGGAATCATCGGGTAAACAGTATGAGTTATTCATCACTTCAGACAAGGGTACGCAGATAATCAATCCGTCCGAAGTGCTGACGTTGAAGGCATCGCTGTACAGTGGCGGAGACCTTATCAACGATTTGGGCAATATTACGTTGCAATGGAAGAAGCAACTGCCATCGGGAGAGGCCAACCTCGGAACTCAGGGAACCCAGAACATTGCCGCGAATGATATTGACGGTTCGCTGGTGGTAAGTTGTGAGGCTGTGCAGAATGCGAAGGTCATAGCAAAGGGCTTCATTACCGTGTTCGACCTTAGCGACCCTATACTGGCGGCATTCAAGGTCAAGGGGCTTGCTTCTGACGGGCAGATATATCCGGGAGAGACGGGAACGCTGACGCCGTATGCCTATAAACGCCAGTCCGGTGAGGAGGTGGCGGTGGCAAGCTGGGACTTCGCCACATTCGATGGCGAGAACAATCCGTTTACATTGTCGGGAAAGGATAGCAACAAGTTCCAGGGCAAGGATATTGCACTGACCTATACGGATGCGGCGCGGGCCAAGACGTTCAGAGTAATCGCAACGAACACTAATCCCATTGAGCTATGATGACGACGGCGGTTTTGAGTGTCGTGGCGGTACGTGAGCCTGACCCGGTGGAATACGTTGACATCGAGTGCCAGCCGGCTGCCATCTCTGTGGACTGTAACAATGTACAGATGGTGCCGCTGAAGCTGAAAGCCCTGCACCGCAGCGGGGCTGATGCGGCCCTTCTGGATGTATTCTGGCGGCTGCATGTCCAGTCGGCCGGCAAGGACCTCGGTACGGCGGATTCCCCCGGTGCATCGTCCGAATGGGAATACTACCTTCCGTCTGACAAATGGGGTAATGCGGATTCTATTATCGTGGAAGCGTACCGTGATAGTGCCCGCGAGACCCTTCTTGCTCAGAAGAGGGCCAGCATTGTTCGGCAGAATCCGTCCCCCTTCCCGGTTGAGGGTGACTGGAAACCGCTGCCGTTCAAATACAAGAACGGGGAATATTTCCTGGATAAGGAGAAGGGGTTTGTGTTCATGTGGATGAATCCGGTGGCCGGAAACAGCGAGATGCACCCGTTCGATGATGTGGCCCAGAACCCGGACACTACTTCCTGGAAATCCATCCAGGAATACCCGCTACTGGGTACGCAGCTTTTGCTTGCCAGGAAGATAGATGCAGACCTCATTGACGTGGATAATCTGAAGGTGAAGCATCTTGATGGTGCGGACGGGGATTTTACAGGCAGTGTTACCGCAACCGAAGGTTATATCGGTGCATTCGAGATAACCAACAGAGGACTTGAAAACGAAAAGGAAAATCCGACCGCGATATTGAGGATAGGCAAGGATGGCGGGAAATATTTTGAAGTGAATGTCTCTTCCGGGGCAATGTGCGGTATTCGTGGGGATGGGATTACGGCACTCAGTTTGAGTGCCTACGGTGACCATTCAACCGGTGTAAAAGTGATAGCCCAGGCCGGATATGATACTTGCGCGATAGAAGCATTGGGTAATGTAAATTTGAATGCCAGGAGCGGTGAATCGGTAAGGATAAGCAGATTACGGGCTTCCGGATTTGCTGCGGGTGTCCGCAATTTAGGCAGTAGTATGATGTCTGCCCCACCGAGCTATACAGTCAGTGATACCGATGATATTATCATATATGGAGGACCGGATCTAAGTTTTGACCCTACCTTGTTTCTTCCAAGGTCAACTACTCCAGGCCGGATTGTATATTTGAAGAACCAGTTGAACCGGAATGTCTCAGTGAAAGGACCCCTGATGAATCCCAATAACAGAGGCACAACCACTGCTACTTCCATCAATCAAATATCCTGCTTTTTCGTTTTTGACGGTAGTCATTGGATTTATTTTTACTGTGGATAATGGTTATGTTGGATATGTTTTTAAGAATTAACGACAAGCTGCTGCATTTTCTTGCATGCCTTGCCATCACCCTGACAGTGGGTGAACTCTGTGCCGTTACGGCAGGCGTGACGAAAGAAGCCGCTGACTGGATGTACAGGAAGAACTGCAAGGTCGGTTCGGGCTGGGACTGGGACTGGCTGGACATACTTGCGGATGCTGCCGGCATAGCGGTCGGCAGCGTATTAAGGAGATTGGTATTCGATTATTAATGTAATAAAAAGGATTATGTTAGACACATTATTGGTTGCGCTGATTATCTCGGTAGATACCGCGCAGGTAAAGGAATTTCCGCAGAAGGCGGAAGTCGAGTTCAAGAAAAACGATTTAAAAGAGAATATCATTAAGTCAGCCTTGAATTTCCATAATAGCGGGAAGAAGGACGACAAGACCTGGAACTGGAAGATTCAGGATGTGGTGTTCAAAAAGGATTAAAACAATGTTCAATTTAAAAATCATAGTAGTATGGGAGCTATAAAAACGATGAAGGAAGTCGAAAGCGCACTTCCCCAGAAAAAAGAGATAAATTATGTACGTGCTTTGGATAAGGACGGCAATCCGATTTTAATCAATAAAGAGGACCTGGCGCAAGTTGTGGGAGAACTGATACCTGTGGCTAACTTTCAAAAGAGCGGACTTTGGGATAAGAAAATGGTTCCGGTTTGGATGAATGCAAAATGCTTATTAATGACTGTAAGTCAAGAGTGTGTTGTCAACTTCTTAGTCTCAACCCGGCACACTTATGTAGCCCAGAATACGCTTGCTGTTGTACAGGTTATGTATGGCGTAGATGATACATATATTTCGGTTCGCTATCACCACTTAATTCCTAAAAGTCATCAGTTGATTCTCCTTAATTTAAAGTATAAGAAAACAGAAGATAATCGCTTGAATATCTATATTGAAAGCAATGACCCGGTGATTTCAATCCTATCTACATCAGACCTTTCGAGACTGGAATTTAAGAATGAAGTAATTAAAGAATTTCCACAAGATGCAATAGATGCCGTCGAAGTATGATTAGGGTATAATGGCCGGGGAGTTATATTCCCGGCCAAAATAATTGATTAAATGCTTTGCTGATTGAATGTAAAATTGTTCCATGAGGACCAAGGCCCATTATTCCAACTTACCCGTATACAAATTGTTTTTCCCTGTAAATCAACACCCGTTTGAATGGTTAAAGTCTTAGTATTAAATACAAGTAATCCACCGTAATTGAATGGCATAGTGGTAGAATTCCCCACATCATACATTCCACTTGTACGTATGTCATCGGGGGACATTTCTCCTTGAATTATATCACGCTGCATAAACGGGAAAAGTCCTAAAGATGTGAACAGTTCTCCCACGTCTCCAAAACCGATGTGGGAGAACTGCTCGATGGTGGAGCTATCAAACAGAAGCGGTCTAACCTCAAAGATGCCGACCAATATACAACACCAGGAACATACTTCGTAAACCTATGGGGCGGAGCGTGGCAAAATATGCCGACTAACGATTGTTTTGGTCTATTTGAAGTACGTTCCTATGACGGTTATATAACGCAGCGGCTTTCGGCCGGCAACGGAAAGGTGTTTGTCCGTATAAAAGAAAGTGAAAAACCATTCAAGCCGTGGCCAACTGCTGCACAATAACCCTCATTATAGCGTCTCCGTTATCTCCGTGAAGCTATCGTCAATGATGTCCGGAGTTCCAACCAATTGAGCACCGTAAGGCGATAAAATATACGCATGATTAGGCTGGGTTTCATCATAAGTAAATGAAACAAATATATCACGACCTTTCTTATAGTATTTTACTCGCTCCGGTTTAATGAAAAATCTTTTTAGTGATTGGAGTATTCCATCTGTAGGACTGTAGAGGAAAGTTAGAAAATCCAGACTTGTCGATGCTGAATCATTATATAAGACCATTATCGGGGCACGATACCAGTCAGTCACATTGTCTGCAATCTTATATACAGAATCGTAAGCATTTACAAAATGAGGATATACCTTGAATAAATCCGGAGATAACAACCCCGCTTTTTCAATAGTAGTTGTACCAATCAGTTCTCCCACGACATTGGTTTAAATATATGGTATGCCAGATATAAATGTATATAATTTTACGATTATAAAGGAATAAAAAGATACCTGGTTTTAGCCGTGTGGTAGAATGTGGGTAGATTTCATAGGTTCTACTGATATTCTACTGTCATCGTTTGGCATTTGTCGAAAATCGAAATATAATCCTAAGGGCATTAGTGACCATCTGAATAGAAAGAATGGTAGAGTATATATCCCTTAAGATTCATACAAAGATAAGGATTCTGAATGATTGAGGAGTTTTTACCTCCTTTTTGAAAGTCGTTTAAAAGTTGTTAGAAAATGAATGAAAAAACCACAATTCGTTTTGTGTTAACAGGTGTAAAATACTCACAAAGTGATTTGGGAAAGCACTACAAAACGTTTTGCGGTTTATACGGATGTCGGACATGTCAAGACCCGGGTGTCATGCAATGCCCTTCCGTATCTCCGTGTTTTCTTTCAGCCTTCCGTTGTTCCTTTCCGCGCGCATGCGCATATATTATAATGTATCCCTTTTGCCAGACTTTCCATCCTCCTTAAAAAATATGTTCTTCAACACATTTGTCAATCAGCGTTTTATAAAAATGTTCAAGAAAAACGCGAAAAAATCCCCTTATATATTTGGTGTGTATGTTATAAAGTCCTACTTTTGCACCCGCTTTCGAGAACGGGAGCAGCGATGTTTTGACATTCTGACAGGAACGGCGTAGGAACTCTTACATATTTCTTCTGCTTGGGGCTTGTTTCTTTCTGGAATTCCCCCTTTGAAAAAGCAGAATGAAAAAAAACTTCCGGAAATATTTGGAAGATATGAAATAAAGTTCTTACCTTTGCACCCGCTTTCAAAAAGTAAGCAGCGTTGGTTGACACACTTTTTCTTGAATCCGGGTCGGTAAAACAATCTTTCTTTTGTTCTCCCTTTCGCAAGAGAGATGACGGGAAAAAGGAAAGATGAAAAAAAACTTCCGAAAATATTTGGAAGATATACTTAAAAGTTTTTACCTTTGCATCCGCTTTCCTGAAAAGAAAGCCGACATAAAAGAAGCGATCTTTGAAGAGATTTACATAAACAATACAAGTAGTACAAGAGCAAGACTTGTTTCTGAAAAAGAAACGGTCTTGGGTAAAATAAAAAGAACCGTCATTACTTATTAAATAGGTAATAGATACTTTTTAAATTCGAGCGTCCTGAACAGAGCAACAACCGTTCCTTTATGGAATGATTAACAATACTT